ACGAGTTTTGCTTCGTAGTGAGCTTCCATGGCCTCTCTAAGTTCGGTAACTTTAGACTTTAGAGCAGCCTCGAAAATTGTCTTAGCTTTCTCTCTAAACTCTTCGGAGAGTTCCTGACCACCGAGAAGTGCATTAACATCGTCATCGATGTCTACTTCATCAGTGATTTCGGGAAGTTCTGCAACTTCCTCTTCCTCAGCAACTACTTCCTCTTCTGAAGTTTGGTCTTCTGCAACTACTTCTTCTTCAGTTTCTGCTTCTTCCATTTTTGGAGCTTTAGGAGCTTCTGATTTAGCCATAACACCTTTTACTGATTTTAAATTTGCTGCATATGCACCTTCACCAGCTGGATCCTTTAATTTATTAGAATCGTCTGTTGGTGAATTATTTTCTGGAGTTGGGCCACCGAGGTCTTCATAGCTCACGCCTGCCATGGATTGCATGGGCTCAGCGGGTGCTGCACCTTTGGTTACGGCGTTCTCCATTTCTTGTAAATTTTTTTTCCCACGGGACATTTGAACTCTCCGAATTACCTTTTGTATAATCTGTTTTTATTTATATATTTAAAGATTTGCTAAGAAATCTTCAAAGACGCTTAATTTCTTTTCGTCTAATTTATTTTGATCAACTAGTGTGTTAATCTGTTTGTAAGTCTTTGATGCAAGACGCTCACGAATGATGCCTCCATCCCAAACCCACTCTTTTCCTTCCATTATGCCATCTACGAAAGCGTCTGGAGCAGAAGGATCTGCAACGATATCAGCAGCAGTAGCAAGAGTAAAATCTTCTCCTACCACACTGTATCCTTCGTTAGTCTTGTTTAAAGACCCTACACCTCTTGATGAAACACCAAGTTTAACACCCTCACCTAATAAATTAGATGCGATTTTACCCATTGGAGTGCTAAGAATCTTTGCTTTTCCTATAAAGTTATTTCCACTTTCTTTAAGTGAAACAATTTTATGTGATACTCTGTCAAGATTGACAGTTGGGCCATCTGGATGACCTAGTTCTCCAAGAGCTCTACCTTTCTCAACAAAGTTTTCGTTATATCTTCCAACTTCACGAGCAAGAGTTTCCATTGGATACATTCTACCATTACGATTTTTTATTTCACCTTGAAGGAATACACCTTCAATAAACAGATTCTTCTTACCGTTGCGACTTTCAACAATAACTTCAACCTGTTCTATTTCTTCTCTGATAAGTTTCATTATGCTATACCTGATGTTTGAACTTGTTGTACATATAATTTACCTGATCCAGAATCAGTTCTTGCAGCAACAGTCAAAGTTCTTCTTGCTAAGCCTGCGGTTACAACTGCATCACCAGCAAAAAGAGCTCGACTATCATGATCAATCGTTAATTTAGTGTTAAACACACCAATTGCAGATCCCCCTTGAAGTCTTGGTTCCTCAATCGAAACAACTTTTGCAGTTGTATTAAATCCAGTAACACCAGTGATACCAGAAATAGTTAGCACATCATCAATATTGAACGGATTACCCATTCCTTCTGGAAGAGAAATAACTGTTGCAGCTCCTGTTGCTACTCCAACAACCCTACTTGAACTGGCTCTACCTAAATTCAAAGTTGCTGATTCTCCAGCTACGACAAAATAATCAGTTGTAGCTGCGGTTGCAGTTGTACCTATTGCTACATGAACATTTTGACTTATTGGAACAACTCTAACAGTATCAGTTTGAACTGCAAATTGAACTCTCGCTGACGTTGCAGATGTGGTAATTGTTTGTGAATCGCCTACTGGTTGATGTGCCATTTACTCTTCCTCTTCGGTTTCTTCATCATTATCAAGTTCACCGACTGTTTCTGCCTCTGGTTCTACATCTTCTTCAGATTCAAGTTCATAACCCATCATCGCATTTGCAACCGCAGGCTTGAGTGCATCAACTCTTGCAGTAGCTTTCGCAAATAATTGGTTTTTTATTGAATCACTAATTTCAGATGGAGATTCATCTGCAATCATCAAATTCATTAATTCATCCATGAGATAAAAATCCTATACCTATGTTTTATTTATATCTCGCCACCTTTGGGAGATTCTGGAGCCTCTACTTTATCTGTATCAACGTCTGGTTCTACTTCACTTTTAGGTTTACTTGTTTGAGTTTTTTGTTCTGCATCCATTGCCATTTGAGCCATTTGCATCTCTTGTTCAGTTGGTGGAATAAGTCCAGCCTCTCTTTCAGCAGCGATTAATTTATCCTCTTCATTGATTTCACTATCAGTTTGACGTAAAATCTTACGACGTATGTAGTCTACTGAATAATATTTTCCGATATAAGGGTCAGCAGTTGCAACTAAACCTAGTCTTTCTTGCATTAATTCTGCATCTTTAAGTTCAGCAAAGTGATTATCGTATAAGAAATCATATTGAATGTGATCACTCATATATTCCCACTCCTCTGGAGTGCAAACATTTTTAAGAATGAGTTGAGTTTTAAGTATATCATGGAAAAGATTACTAAATCTCTTTCTCATTCTTCCAACAAACTTACTAAACTTAAGTTCATCTCTTAAAACCTCTGATGAACGACCTAAACTGAAGCTTGCATTATCAGCCATACGAGACTCAGGAACATTTAAGGAACGGAAAAGTTTCTTTTGGAAATATTCTACATCTGTAAGTTCTCCTAAGTTTTGTCCGCCAGGTAATGTAGATATTTCAGTTCCACGACCACCCTCTCTTCTTGGTAGCCAGAAATCTTCCATCATTGACATATACTTCTTATCATCACGAATCTCACCAGTGTTAGCATCGTATGTTAATTTATTACGATATCTCGCCATGACCTCACGAAGATATTGTTCTGCCTTTGCTTTTGGTAAATTACCAACATCAATATAAAATATTCTTCTCTCTGGAGCTCTTGATAATCGATAGATAACAAGACTATCTTCAATCATGCGAAGTTGATTAAGTGATTTAATAGCCTTTTGTAGATAAGAGAGAACAGTTTGTTTATTACGATCTACTAAACCAGATGTGCAATACGCTATTGCATCTTTAGCAAACTTAACTGCATCTTTCTGTTGACCTGTTACAGCAACAGAACCATATTGATTTTTCTGATATGAATGTGGAGTGTATATAAAATATTCTGATAGTCCCTCAAAATCTGCACTCATAGGGTCATTATTAGCGCCTGGGTTATTGCCTGGCGTATATTGAATTGCGTTTGCACCACCTTTTTTCTTTTGCTCTCTTACATATTTGATTTTAAGTGCATCAATATATCTAAGTTCTTTAATTCCTTCCTCTGGTTTTTCTAAATCTATAACTTTATGATAGTATATTCTTCCATCTACATACCAATTACGAAATATTTCATGAGCTTTCTTATCAAAGTCTAACATTTCTTTGATATATTGAAACTCTGAACGAATAAGATCCTTTATATTTGGCCCTACATTTAAATTTTCAAGATCAATTGAAACTGGTGAATCATTTTGATCTGCAACTATTGCTTCAATTATAATATCTTCTATCGCAGAATCAACTTCGGGATGAAGTGCCATCTCACGATATCTACGAATTAAATCATATTCTGTTTTAAATACGCCCTCTACATCAAGATATTGTCCATAAAACCCAGATGCCAAATAGTAGTCTGCACCGTCCTCATTATTTCTGGGGACAGGCGAGACTACCGATGGTGCTGGTTTCTTATACGAATCATCAATCGAGAAACCAAATAATTGTGCCATAGTATAACTCTTATACCTTTAAAGGTATTTATATTATATCCTAAACTGTGATATAAATCAACTAGGTAGCCTGAGCGGTTTCACCTCTATCAATCAATCTTGAACTCGTTCCATCCTTTACACCTCTTACTTCGTAGTATAAGTAATTGAATGTTACTTGAAACTCTTCAATTGTATCAGTTGCACCATGATCTAGAGGAATAGCACTAATATCATTTGGATAAATTCCAATAAAATCATACATTCTTAGCACTGGAATTTCTTCACCAGAATTTACTTTTCTATCTAAACCTTTTACAGGCCCTCTACTTAATTGAAGCACTGTAGCTGTAGTTTGATAATCTTCTGGATTGGTCGCACCCTGAGCAGTTTGAATGTCATTGATACCATCACTCCATCTTTCCATAACATCTCTGAGTCTAAAATTAGTGTCATTGATTATGGTTACTGTCCAAGGTGCAAAGGTTCTATCTCCAGCGATTGGAAGAACACGACCTCTGAATGGAACAGGAATATTTCCAATAGTTGAAGCTGGTATTTCAGCAGCTTTAACTAGGAATGG